ACCCTTTCGTTCCATCAAGACTTCGCCGCTTCCTCGGTGGATTCAACATTGCACACCGCGTTAGGTTCAGAGGTTGCTGTGGTCATCAAACCAACTTCAGCAGCGGTTGGGAGCACAAATCCGACATATTCGTTCAATTGCCTCGTCACCCAAATACAACCTTTCGCGAGTAACATCGGCGATTTAGCCACGCAGGATGTGACCTTTCCGGTCAGTGGGGCAATAACACGCGCAACTTCATAATCGTGTAGTCTTAGGGCATGAATTTTTCCCTGAAGATTACGTTTTTAGATGGTACAAACCGCGAGGTCAGTGGCATAGCTGCTGACCTTGTGGCGTTTGAGGCGCAGTTCGACCTCAGTGTTGCACGGTTGAATCAAGATATGAAGATCACGCACTTGCTTTGGTTGGGGTGGCACGTTTTGAAGCGCACCGGTGAAACAAAAGATACTTTCGATAAGTGGGTTGAGTCTGTAGAAGGTGTTGAGGCTTCTAACCCAAAATAATGAAGGGGCTGGGGGAGACTTCAGCTCATTGGCTTATCGCTCAAATCGCGGTTGAGACTGGTATCAGTCCAAATGACTTGTTAGAGCTAGAGCCGCGTATGCTGTTTACTTTAGAACGGGTTTTGATCGCTAAAGGTAATGCTCAGAAAAAGGCACGCAGGGGCAGGCGATAGAATAGAGAACAGGATTGGAGTCATCTTGTTATCTACAAAAATACGCGCTAAGGGTATGAAGGAAACCGTTGCTACACTGCGGAAATTAGATAATGAGACTCAGAAGAAACTTCGTAAAGAGTTGAGGTCGAAAATCAAGCCGGTAGCTCAGGCGATTGCTAATGATGTTCCTGCGACACCGCCGCTTTCTGGTATGAATCACAATGGTGTTACTCGATGGACTGGCGTGCCAAAAGTTGGGGTTCAGTTTCGAACTGGCGGTGGGAAGACTAGACAGATTTTATCTATGCGTTTCACGGGGGGAACCCGAGGACAGGGCGGCATCGGTTTCGACTATGCTGAGTTGGCAGGTTCGAGCCGTAGACCGGGGTCAGTTTTTTCGAGAGTTTATGATCGTGCCGGCAGCCCTGGGATTCAACATGCGGTGACTGGACAAGGTAAGGCTTTCAATGAAGGGATTAGGGCTGCGAAGGAGATTCGGGGCCGTGGTGGTTATTTCGCTTTCGATTCATCAATCAAGAAATATCCGATTATCGAGGGGCTGGGGAAACGTGCAGTCAAGGATTATATGAGAGGCGCGAGCGCCGCAATCAGGAAAGCTAGGTTTGGTTTCTAATGGCTATTTTTATTCCACTCGTCACTAAGTTTGACGATAAGGGTCTAAAGGGTGCCCAGAAAGCACTAGCAGGTTTCGCTAACTTTGCAACGGATATAGCCCGTGTTGCTTCTGCCGCTGTAGCTGGGGTCGCTGTCGCGAGTGTGAAAGAGGCAGCTCAGTTTGAGACTAGCTTTGCCAAGATTCAGGGTTTGGTTGGTGTTACCGCCGATGAGATTGGTGAGCTTGAGGATGCGGCGAAACGTCTAGGCCCAGAGTTTGGGGTGAGCGCTAATGAGGCTGCGGATGCCCTGTTCTTTATTACCTCGGCTGGTTTGCGTGGGGCTGGCGCTACAGAGGTTCTTGAAGCATCACTGAAGGGCGCGGCTATTGGCTTAGGTGATACTAAGACGATTGCTGATTTGGCTACCTCGGCGGTGAACGCTTATGGAGAGGCTCAACTTGGTGGCGCTGAGGCTGTGGATGTTCTTGCTGAGGCTGTTCGACTTGGAAAGCTTGAGCCTGCTGAGTTGGCTGGCGCTATGGGTCAGGTTTTGCCGCTTGCTTCTAATTTAGGTGTGAGTTTTGATCAGGTGGGTGCTGCGCTGGCAGGTATGTCGAAGACGGGTACTGATGCCGCTACTGCTTCGACACAGTTGCGGCAGATTTTCGCTACTCTTGCGAAGCCTACGGCTGGAGCTGATAAAGCGCTTGCTAAGTTGGGATTGTCTGCTGAAGGGTTGCGTGACCAAATCAGGGGCGAAGGATTATTTGCGACTTTAGAGACCTTGACCACTGCTTTCGATGGGAACATTGAAGCGACTACTGAGGTGTTTGGGAACATTCGTGCCTTGTCGGGTGTTTTGGATTTGATGGGTGCGAGCGTAGATGACAACCGAGAACTATTTGCGCTTATGGCGGATGACATCAAAATCAGTAATGAGGCAATGTCTATCACCGCGGAGACCGCTGAGTTCAAATTCAATAAGGCGATGGCTGGGACTAGAGCAATTCTGCTCGATATCGGTTTGGCTTTGCTAGAGAGACTGCAACCTCACTTGGATAGGCTCCTAGATTTCATGGAGGACAACGGTCCTGTCATTGAGCAAATGTTTGACAAGATTTTCGGCACTGTGGAAACACTTACAGGCAAACTTGGCGAACTTGGTGATGCGGTCATGCCGGTAGTCATTGACCTGTTCACTAACGAAACTTTCATGGAGGCTTTAGAACGTATCGGTGAGGCGTTCTTGAATATCGTGGATGAGGTAATCAAGTTTATTGATTCTGATTTGGGTCAGTTCCTGCTAAAGATAACCAGCAGCGTAATCATCGCTGGCGTGACTGCTCTAGCGGTTGCGTTCGAGTTCTTGAATGACGTTCTCAAAGAATTCAACCGACTACTCACGGGGCCAGTCAGACAAACTGACCTGCTCGAAAATCTTTCTTTTGGAGACATCGCTTCTGGAACTAGGCGCGGTGGTGTGGCAGGATCGGGCGGATATCTTGATTTCGCTAACGGTGGGGTTGTCATGCCGCAACCTGGAGGGATTCTAGGGCGGCTCGCTGAGGTTGGTCAGCCAGAAGTTGTGATGCCACTAACTCAGTTGGATTCGATGCTTTCGCAAGGCGCTCAAGGCACTGGAGATAGAAAGACTGTTTACAACATCACGGTGAACGCTGGTATGGGAGCGAACGGGCCACAACTAGGTGAGCAGATTGTGACTGCTATCAAACGTTACGAAAGGTCTTCTGGGCCTGTCTTTGTGAGTGCCTAATGGCGGTAACTGTAGAGCTTGGACTTTCCAAAGCCTTCACCCTCGATGATCCGGTGGCAGGGGTGATCGGTTCAACCGAGTTCACGGTGGGAGGAATTGAATTTGTAGATGTTACTTCTAAGACTCGCGAGATAGCGATCACTAGAGGAAAGAATCGTGACCTTGATAGGTTTAGTGCGGGAACTTTGAGTGTCACTTTCAATAACACTGATAGAGCGTTTGACCCGCTTTTCACTTCGTCACCATATAACGGGAACATCGTGCCTAGACGTGACGTGCGAATCAAGGCCGATGGCGCTGAGCAGTATGTGGGGAAGATAGATGACTGGAATATTGCCTATGATGAGAGTGGGCAGTCTATCGCTCAGCTTGTCGCCTCGGATGGTTTGACGTTTCTAGCTCAACAGGTTTTGACGGCTGGCACTGCTACGGCACAGACAACAGGGGCTAGAGTGACTGCGGTTCTTGATATGGCTTCTGTTGATTGGCCTAGTGATAAACGCAGTATTGCGACAGGCGCATCCACGTTAGGCACTGACACGTTTTCAGGTAACGCTTTGACCTATTTGCAGAAGGTCGAACTATCAGAGGGTGGATTGTTGTTTATTGATAAACAGGGCAGGGTTACTTTCAAAGACAGGCTGGCAAGTCCAACAACTTCGAGCGTGACGGTGTTCGCTGATGATGGCTCAGGGATTCCGTTCGCACCGGCACAGGTTGATTTCGGTATTGAACAATTATTCAATCAGGTCACGGTGACTAATCCGAGCAGTGACACTTCTACGGCTAATAATCTGCTCAGTCAAACTAGATATGGGATTTTAGAGAAAGACGTGGACACGCTTTTATCGGATGCGACTCAAGTTACTGACTACGCGACATTTTTAGTGGCTCGCTTTGGGGAACCCGAATATAGGTTCGCCCAGCTTTCAATAGATATGAGCAACCTAACTTCAGGGCAGAAGACTTCGATGTTTGGGCTGGATATGGGTTCTGTCATCCAAATCAAGTTCACACCTAATGGTGTTTCTCCACAGATTGACCGGTTCGGTTTGGTCATTGCGATTGCTCACGACATCACACCGGATGACCATATTATGCGGATTGGTGTTGGGTCACTTCAAACGTCTCTGTTCGTCATTGGTGACGCTGAGTTCGGTACAATAGGAACGAACGCTCCAGGCGTTCTAGGATTTTAGGAGAGATATGGCAGGCCTCGGTTTCAAGGTGTTTTCTAACAATAGTGTGTTACTCGCGTCAGAAGTTCAGGGATACATCCAAGACCAAGCGTTGATGGTATTCGATGACGCTACAGCTCGGGATGCTGCGATAACATCTCCAGCCGAGGGCATGTTTGCATATCTCAAAGACACAGACGCACTAACCGTTTACACTACAGCTTGGGGGAACTTCTAATGGCATTAGGTGGATTTCGAACATTCGTGGCAGGCGAGACGCTTGACGAAGACAAAATAAACAACTTCCTCATGCAGGGGATTCTCGTATTCGCATCGGCTACAGCTCGCGATGCTGCTATTAGTTCACCGCAGGAGGGCCAATTCGCATTTTTGAAAGACACCGACACATTGACGTATCGTGCCGCTTCAGCATGGGAAACGTTCAGTTCCGGTTTTGACGGTTCAGGCGGTAATCACTCAGGCACTAATGGCGGTTTCAAATACCACATCTTCACTGCCGATGGTACGTTCACCGCTGGACAAGCTGGCAGTGTTGAATGCTTGCTTATTGCTGGCGGCGGTTCCGGTGGGCGTGGGGTAAATAGTGGAGGCGGAGGCGGATCTGGAGGATTGATCTTGACCACCGTGGCCGTCTCTGCCGGTGCTAACGCTGTGGTTATAGGGGCAGGTGGTGCTGCACCTGGGTCTTCAGGAACGACTGGTTCTGACGGTGCAGATTCGACTTTCGCCGGCCTTACCGCAAAGGGAGGCGGTGGGGGTGCCAAGAACAATGACCAAGGAAATACGGGAGGCTCAGCAGGCGGAGGGGCCTCAAGTTCGTCAGGGGGCGGCAATGGGGGCGTAGCGATAGGCACTTCAGCTTTGGGTCTTTATGATGGCATAGGTTCGCAAGGTCACGATGGTGGAGGATCTGATACTTCAGGAAATACGCGGGGCGGCGGAGGCGGAGGGGCCGGAAGTCCTGGGCACTTCAGCAAGTCAGCTAATGGTGACTGGGATTCTCAAACTACAGGTGATTTCTTCGGTCGTGTCGGACAAGGTGGTATCGGAATGCGGCTAGATTCGATAGGCGCAGGCGCTACTGCTGTGGCAGGTTCAACCATCGGCGATGCGGTCACTGTCGGTGGTGCCACGGCTTACTATTTCGCATCTGGCGGCGGCGGTGGGAATAATGCCAATTCGACCGATGTTATTCAGGCGCCAGGGGGCGGAGGAACAGGGGCTGATACTGACACAGCGGCGACCTCTGGAGCTGCGAACACGGGCGGTGGCGGTGGAGGAAATCGGTCGGGAGGGGCTGCAGGGGCAGGTGGCTCTGGTATCTGCATTATTAGGTATCCGTCATCGTGAGGCTCGTAAATCCTTGGCCTGTAACAAACAAAATCACGAGTTTATTTGGTTATCGTATCCATCCGATTTCCAAAACAAGAAAATTACATCGGGGCGTAGATGTAGCTGGGAGATTTCCAGTGACAGCAGCCGCAGCAGGCGTGGTGGCTCATATTGGCTGGAGTCCTCAAGGTGGGGGGCATGTGGTCATATTGGACCATGGCGATATTCACACTGTGTATTATCACTTGGAATATAAAACTCACCTTCGTAAGGGTGACAGGGTGGATATAAATACTCGAATTGGCATGTCAGGTAACACGGGAGCGAGTACCGGCGATCACCTCCACTTCGAAGTGAGAACTAGCCGAGCATGGGGGACACAAGTAGACCCACAGCCATATCTTGTAGCAAATAATCTTGGTGCGAATTCTGCCCTTCGTGTTGATGGTCGTATGGGTAAAAACACTTGGAGGGCGTGGCAGACCCAGTTAGCCTCTGCAGGGCATTACAAGGGCCGCGTGGATGGTAAGCCTGGGAAGTGGACTTATGAAGCGATCCAACGAGCGGTGGGCGTTCCTGTTGATGGTGTTATGGGGCCACAAACTCGTAAAGCCGTACAAGCGCAGCTGAAGGCTTGGGATTACTACATCGATGTTGTTGATGGTGTGTGGGGAAAAATCACGTACAGGGCGCTCCAGAGGTCTTTGAATGACGAAAAATGGTTCGATAAGCAAGCCGGTGACTGCTAATGCCTGAAAATACAGATACAAGCGTTGTGAAGGTATCAATGAAAGATATTTATATGCAGGTGCAGAAAATTCAGTCGATGCTTGAGAAACTTGCAGCTGAGCTGCCAGACTCAGAAGCAAAGATTGATGATCACGAACAGCGTATCCGCAAGCTTGAGATGCGTATGGGTTGGGCTGTTGGGGTGTTTGGATTACTAGCGGCAGCAATGCCATTGATTGTGAGGTTGGTTTGATGAAACCGTCATGGAAAATTAGAAGGCGTTACATATTTGCGGCGTTTATGTTGGGTTCACTCATGTTGGTCACGGGGAGCGTTGCAACATTGATGAATAACGATAGTGGTACTCGCGACCTAATAACGGGTGGCGTGGCGCTGATTACTTTGATTTTGACTAGCTATATTGCTGGGGCTGTGTACGAGGACAAGAAACAAGGGGGACAAGATGGATAAGCTAAAAACATATTGGAATTACGCAGGGGAGAGGGCAGTCAAAACTATTGCTCAAGTAGCGATTGCAACTATCGGTGTCGGTGCGACTGGAATCCTGAACGTAGATTGGTTGAACGTGCTTTCGGTTGCCGCGCTTGCCGGTGTCATGTCACTGCTTACCTCGGTATTGCAGTACGACAAGGCAGGTGAGTAATGAACAACTGTGAAACCGTAGACGGCTACGCTTGCCCTATTGATCCGATGGATGCACTAGATTGTGAAGCATGCCAGTGATATAATCTGATTGGGCATGTTTCTGCTTTATTCAAAATCCCCCTAGCACTCCACCTGCTAGGGGGATTTCTTTATTCACCTACCCATGAATAAACCGTCACTCGGCTAACACCGGCCCGTTTCGCTAAGCTTTGGATTGATTCGCCATCTCTATAAGCCTCAATTACCCGTTCTTTGAGTTGGCTTTGTATCTTGTCGAGGCGCTCAAGCTGCCATGCCCGTTTATCGGCAAGCTGGTCTAGCGTTTCTCTCTCTGCTTCTAGGTCATTAGTTATCATCATGCTAACTACTATACACGCCGAAACTGTTTAGCGCTTTACTTTCTAAAAGAAAACATTTACAATCTTAGTAACGTCAAAGAAAGGTGGAATCAAGATGGGCGTATATTCAGAACTAGATGCTCAAGCGCGTGGTTACATGGATGAGGAATTCACTGCCACACTTGCACGAGAGCTTGGAAAGAAACCAAAGCGTGCTAAGGATCACGTTTCACTGTTAGAGTTTCCGGTCACGCGGAAACAGTTACGGCTACAGCGAAAACAGTATCGGCGTTTTTTAGGATGGTCGTTAGTGACAGTGACAGCTATTTTGATCATCGTGATTGTGGGGCTAACGCTATGAGGTGGTGGATTGTACTTTTCATTGGAGCAGTGTTTATGCTCACGCCTGGAATGGTGAACCCTTATGCGGTCATCAACGGTGCAACCCTTCTCGGTTTGGGTTTGGTTGCATGGAGTGGATACAAACTAGTTAGGAGCGCAGAAAGATGATGCAAGTTAGTTCAGATGGTCGTGAAGTGAGGGTCGTTTTGAGAGATGATGTGTGGGCGATGGAGGAACCAGGCACTCTCGTTTTGACCCGTACACAGGCGCAAACACTTCGATTGCACTTGGATTCGTGGGCTTTCAAAGACCCATTCCAAGATATAGAGCCGGAAGATGGTTAGCGTTCAGATGGTAACGTGCCAGCCCATATGCCGTAGGGCTCACCTCGTTCTGTCGCGTACTCAAAACATTCACGTTTGATTGGGCAGGTGTTACAAAGATGGCGAGCAACCAAGACGGCACAAGCCTTCACCTCTTTGTGGGGGAAGTCTTCAGGAAAGAATACCTCTGGCATTCCCATACAAGGCGTTTCTTCTACTGCATCAACTGAGTGCATGAGTTTGGAATAGGGCCGGTGTGGGTCGTTGCTCATAAAGTAAGACTAACGGAAAGGGAAAAGGGTGACAGACATAGATAAGGTTACAGAACTTAGAGATTTGATTTTGAATGAGTGGTCAGATGCGATGAGTGATTCGGGTTATGTGTGGACTATGTCTCACAAGAAACTTACGGCTGCACTCGATTTGGTGGATGAGGAAACGAAAGAAAAGGCCTATGTGATGGCCTATGCGAAATGGGGTAAACGTCTTGATGCGAGCTAATCAGTTCGTGGTCTCGAAATCTGTGTTCCCCGATGGTTGGCTTTCGGAGCGCCGGAAGGGCGTGACTGCTACACAAGTTGCCAAGGCTTCCACAGAGAGAGGGTTCGAGCAAGCGATCCACGATTATCACAGTGAACACATGGAGACAGATAACGCTTACATGAAGTTTGGGCGTGACATGGAACCCGTGATTGCTCGCATCGTGCATCAAAAGTTCGACATTCTTCCAAACGATTGGCTATTGCGACACGCCGATAACCAACATCATCTTGCAACACCGGATGGTTTGAGCCTTGACCACAAACTGATTGCAGAGATCAAAACAAGTGGGCGTGATTTTGAGGAAGTGCAAGTGCCTATTCAGTACCGTAGGCAGGTGCAGTGGCAGCTCCACGTTACTGGGGCTGAGGCGTGTTTGTTTGTTTGGATGTTACGGATTGATATTGATGGCGTGTTTGCACCGGCTTGGTGGGAGCCGAAACACTTGTACATTGAAAGAGATGAAGGCATGATAAATACATTGGTCAAGGTGGCTGATGAGTTATGGGGAAGGGTAAATCATGGATAAGAAAAACGAGAACGTCTTGAAAGTTGCTCATAAATATGTGGCTGACTTGCGTACAACTGAGAAGCCTGATTTATGGCGTGACTTTTGGAAGCTCGAAGCGAAACTGCTGGAACAAATGAAAGGGAAATAATGGCACGATTCAACTTAGATGATTACGAACTCGTAGAAGACCGGCTTGCCAGAGCCTTGAAAGAATATCCCGATTTGCGAATTGTCACTGAGGAATGCGCTAGTCCAGAAGACAGGGCACGCGGTTACTTTATTGTCCGTTCTGCCGTGTTCTTGAATGCTGCTGAACAGGCAGATGGATTGCCAAAAGCTACAGGTTGGGCTTTTGAGATCGAGGGAAGTGCTGGAGCATCTCAGACAGCTGCGCTTGAAAATGCAGAAACGAGCAGTTTGGGCAGATGCCTGAAACAAGCTTTCGGTGGTAAGGGTGTCACTCGGTCAGAGATGGGGAAGGTGGCACGGTTCGAAGATGCGGCAAGCAAACGTGACTGGCTCGCTGAGGCTCAAAATCTGAATGATAAAGACCAACTGCGTTTACTATGGGGTGAAGCATCAAAAGCCGGTGCATCAACCGAGATATTAGAGCAGGTGAAGGCCTATGCAGAATCAATCAGTGTTGATGGCGAGCGTGAGGGAACTGTCACAAGCATATCTCGCGGCCCAAAGAGCAAACGATGAAACTCTGAGCGAGTTTTGGAAGGTGGAATTATGCAAGCGATTGGTGGTTGTCTGTGACTCCATTAGAGATAGCGAAAGACCTAGTTGAGCTAACCCAGACAAATAAGAAAGGCGTGGAAGCTCTGCATGAGGCAGAGGTGGAACTAGCTGAGGCAGAGAAGGCACTTGATCAGTGTGAAGCTTCTGAGTTCCTGAAGGCTGAGGGTTCCGTTGCTGAGCGTCAAGCCGTGGCGAAACTTGCAGCGGCTGAGGCACGGTTTCACCGTGACTTAGGTAAGGCTAAGGTGAACCGGATCAGAACGAAGATGCGAACGATTGAATCAGAGTTGATGGCTTTAGCTACTGCCTCCAAGATTCTCCAAGCGGAGATGAAACTGTAATGTGGCGAGTCTTGAAAGAAAGACAGGTTAGTACCCAAACGGTGATCATCTTTGCTTACTTGTTCCTGCCGATGCTGGTCACGTTTGATTCCCCTGTCAATCTTTCCGGTTCGGGTGCTGACATCAGTAATCAACAGTCTCCCTATGACATAGCGACAGAAGTTGATACAAGCGTGTTTGTTTCAAGTCAGTTTGAGCAAGAAATAAGCAGGCCAAATTTTGATAACTATGCTCAAGCTATCCTGCCAGTCCATGACCCTGAAATATCAAGTGATTTTGGGTGGAGGATTGCGCCATGCAAAGCCTGTTCGAGCGATCATCAAGGCGTTGATTTCATTCCAGGGGAGGGAAAGCCTGTGATGTCGGTTTTACCAGGGATTGTTGTCGCTTCTGGCTTGAATGAAGGCTATGGATACTGGGTCAAGATCGAACATATCGTGCCAGTGAAACAATCAAATCCTGAGCGCTGGGAAACGATTTACGCACACTTGCAGAGGGGTTCGATACCTGCTGGGGTTTATGTCGGGGCAATAGTTGAGCGAGGTCAGACCATTGGGGCTGTCGGTAGCACTGGGATATCTACAGGGCCGCACCTCCATTTCGAGCTGCATATTGATGGGCAGGTTGTTGATCCGTTGCCAATTTTGGCCCAGAGTCAGGTCATCAAGGGTTCTGAAATTGGATGGCGTTAGCTTTTGGCTATCCCTAAGAAAGTTTTGAAACTTGTAATGTCTCGTGATGATCATTGTTGGCATTGCGGAACACAGAATGACCTAGTGCCCCACCATAGAATAAACAGGGGTATGGGTTCATCGAAACTTCTAGATGTTCCTGAGAACATCATTATGGTTTGCGCTCAATATAACGGGCAGATGGAATCATCGGCCCAGATAGCTGAGCTTGCGCGTTCTGACGGTCATAAACTATCTAGGTGGCAGTCTCTTAGGGAGCCAGTGTTTGATTGCTTTGGTCGATGGTGGTATCTTCACTCTGACGGTCATAAAACAGAATCGTGGGAAACTGATCAACCGTTTTAGAAAAGGTGGAAATCATGGAACAGCGTTTGACTGCTGAGATTAGGTTCAGCATCATCCCTGAGTGGATTACTTATGCCCAGATTTCGGATAAGGCAGTCAGGCTTTACTGTGTGTTGTGTCGCTTTGCTGATAATCAAACCCATGAGGCTTTCCCGTCTCGTGAGACTCTTGCAGAGAAGATGGTGTGTTCGAAGGCCTCAGTGGATAGGGCTACAGATGAGCTGCTCCGCCTTGGTGCGATCACTAAGAAACAGCGTCACAATAGTTCACTAGTTTACACTTTGAAAATGTCGGAGGGGGTCATCACCCATGATGAGGGGGGGTCATCACCCATGATGAGGGGGGTTAGCACCACTGATGACCTAACTAGAACCACTCAACTAGAACCACTTAACTTAAGTTCGTTATTCAATGAATTTTGGAATGTCTTCCCTAGGAAGCTAGGTAAGGGTGAAGCTAGGGGTGCATTTGCCAAAGCGGTAAAAAAGCATGGGCCTGAAGTCATCATGGATGGCGTGAAACGCTTAGCTAATGACCCTCACCTGCCAGCAAGCCAGTTCATTCCGAGGGCTGCCACCTGGTTGAATCAGGAACGGTGGACTGATGACCCGTACCCTGAACCTGATTTGAAAAAGATTCCAGGGGTCAAGCCTGCTGCTGAGTTACCTCAAGCTCGGTTATGGGTGAAAAAGATGCATGACATGGGTGAGCATTTTGAATGCCGTGTCGGAGAGTTTGGGTGCAAATGATCAAACCACAAATAAATATTGATGGTGCTCAGGTGTTTCTTGGTGACTGTCGTGAGGTCTTGGAGGGCTTTCCGGATAACTCGGTGGATTCTATAGTGACTGACCCACCCTACGAGCTTGGATTCATGGGGAAGGGTTGGGATTCTAGTGGCATTGCTTACGATGTGAATTTATGGATGCATTGTCTGCGCGTGTTGAAACCTGGAGGTCATATTTTGGCGTTTGGTGGATCGAGAACTTGGCACAGGCTCGCGGTTGCGATTGAGGATGCTGGCTTCGAGATTAGGGATAATATTTCGTGGATTTATGGCAGTGGTTTTCCTAAATCGTTGGATGTGTCTAAGGCGATAGATAAGCGGGCTGGGGCTGAGCGTGAGGTTGTTGGGCAACAGTCAAGGCAAATTGGGAAAGGTAATTGGCAAGTGGATGACGGAGGTTGGCAAGATTCGTCAAAGGCTGATGAAAATGGCGTTAGAACTTTTGACCTAACTTCCCCTGCAACTTCTGAAGCACAACAGTGGGAGGGGTGGGGTACTGCGTTGAAGCCTGCCCATGAACCGGTTGTGGTGGGGCGGAAACCGTTGGTGGGGACTGTAGCGGAGAATGTGTTGGAGTGGGGTGTGGGTGGGTTGAACATTGATGCTTGCAGGATTGCCGGTTCTTATCCTGTCGTGCCAGCGAAGGCAAATAGTGGGCGGTCTAATGGTTTGATGGGTGAACCTACAGCACATCCTGGTACTGAGCCTCACGCTGCCGGAAGGTGGCCTGCGAATGTGATCCTTGACGAGCACACCGCAGGGCTACTTGATGAGCAGAGTGGAGTGAGCGTAAGTAAGCGGTCACTTATGGGTTCCATGACAGTAGAAGGGAGTCATGAAGGATGGAAGCGGAAAAGCCACGCTGGATTTACTTCTGAACGCGGTTTTGACGATTCTGGTGGGGCTTCACGCTTTTTCTATGTGGCTAAGGCTTCTAAGCGTGACCGGAATGAAGGACTAGAGGAGCTGGAGGCGCGTGTTGGCGGTTCTATGAATGGGGCAGAATATCGCGAAGGCAAACCCACAAATCACCCTGTCAGAGAAAACTTCCACCCTACAGTGAAACCTACAGCACTCATGCGCTACCTGATCAAACTGGTCACACCACCTGGGGGGACAGTTCTTGATCCGTTCACGGGTTCAGGATCTACAGGTAAAGCAGCATTACTTGACGGGTTCGAGTTTGTGGGTGTTGAATTGACAGAGGAGTATCTGCCGATTATTGAGGGCAGGTTACGGTGGGCAAGCGAACAGGTTGGGGATGGCGATGTCACTTTATTCTGATAACTTTTGGGCTGAGGAAATGGGTTTGGATTTGAGTGAGCTTGTGACAGAAAGGCCGTCACATCCGACACAAGTTCACCTGAAATTCAAAGCAACCAAGCAAGCTGAGGATTACTGGAAAAGAGAACGATATCTTGCACAGATCAAGAATCACATTCCTAAACGCCTTATCGACACGGTAGCGAAGAAACACAACTCGAAAGCAAAGAGAAGCGCTAGGGTTAGAAAATATGAGTTCACAGATAGACAGCTTCAGATTGCGCTGCGGAGCTTAGATGGGAACGATCCGGTGTGAGCGGTGTGGGTTTGAATGGCAGCTCAACAGTTCGAGACAGAAAACGATTCTTTGTGGGTCTTGCAGGGCAAAGAAAGTCCAGACTGTTCACACGACAAAGGGTAAATGTATTCCGTGGCATGGAGGGTTCGCAGCAGATGATGTCACGCCTCTCGATGACGATGGTGAACCTGTGTTGCCTGGGGTGAGGGTTTGCGGTCATCAAGACTGTGTACGAGCAGATCACATTATAGTAAGGAAAGATAATGAAACTATGCATCGCTGATCCTCCCTATCTTGGCCGAGCAGCTATATGGTATGGCGACAAAATGCACAAATCGAAGCTTGGAAAAAATCAAGGTGGGAATGCAAACACTACTGAGGCTAAACCTGCTGACTACCATCCTGAGGCTCAAGAATGGGATCGGATTGAGAAGCATCAGGAGATGGTTTCAATGCTTATTAAGAATTATGATGGCTGGGCTATTGCTATGGCTCACGACAACTTGAGAGATTATTTACCTTTGATTCCGAGGTCTGTTCCTATTCATGTGGGTATTTGGAACAAACCACAAAACATGCCTTCTGGATCTAGGGTTATGAATACTTATGAACCGGTTGTTTTTCATGTACCAGAGGGGAGAAGAGCCTCTAAGGGTCAAACAATTTTTCCAAAAGATTGTGTGACCATCCGCAGAATGAATAATGGGTTCCCAGGATCAAAACCTGTAGCCTGGACTCACTGGGTGTTGGATTTGCTTGGCTACGATTCAGAAATCGATGAGGTGGATGATTTGTTTTTCGGTAGTGGGGCTGTCACTAAAGCCCTGTTACAACCTACTTTGATATAGAAGGGAAAGTGAATGGTAAAGAATGAAGCTCTGATTGAGCTTACTGGTTGGTTGAATGACATGAGGGAGTTTGAATGGGGCACTGCGCTGAAAGTTGGTGTTGATGTTCGCCGAAAAAATCATCAGGGCGAATGGGAGACGGTTGATAAGACTGTTTATGATGTCACGACTGACGGGAAGGCTCCGCTTGAGGGTGTGAAGCAGGTCAAAATTGTTGGGCGTATCACGGGCACTAACTCGTTTGAGAAACGTGATGGTTCAACGGGTGTGTCTATCAAGGTGAGGGCTGAGTCAGTTATGCCTGCTGATGGCAAGGTTGGTGAGGCTGCTCTGAATAGTGTGTGGCCTTCTGTAAACCCGAATAAGCCTATCGATGAAAGTGCGCCCTTCTAACGAATATAAAATAGTTGGGTGAACCTTACTTTTGAAGTATATGGGAGACCAGCGCCACAAGGTAGCAAGAGGCATGTCGGTGGGGGTCGCTTCATCGAGGCTTCTAAATATCTTCCAGCATGGCGGAAAGAAATAACTACTGCTGCGGTCAAAATTATGCAAGATCAGGGCTGGGAGACTATTGCGTATCCTGTTCACCTTGAGGTGGTGTTTTACTTAGAACGCCCGACTACGATTCCAAAGCAAAAACGCCCGTGGCCTATCAAACCTCCCGACCTCGATAAACTTGTGCGCGGTGTGTGTGACGGTCTGACTGATGCTGGAGTTTGGACTGATGATGATTTGGTTGTCAAATTGACCGCTTCGAAAGAATATGCAGACACGCGAGAGCCAGGTGCTTGTATCACAATCAAGCCGATTATCACTTGATAGGGCTAGACTTGCAGAGTCTCAAGGAAAGGTGGAAGGTATGCTTGAGGATTTGATGCCACCGAAACGGGTCTACTCCTGCAAGGTTCGCCGAATCGCAGGCGAACTAGATGCCACAGATGGAATTATTTTTATGCAAGCGATTGATGACAGTAGTAACTGGACAGCTACAGGTTTATCAAGTGAGTTAGCCAAACGCGGTGTCGATATTGGAGAAAAGGTGATCCGTAAACATCGAATGAATGAGTGCTCATGCTAGAGAACTTAGAACCGGCAAAGAAAGTTCAACCACCAAAAGATTTCAGGCCAGGTCTAGAGTTTGATGGCACTGAGGGTATGGCTACCACTGAGGGCTTAGCTGAGCCTCCTAACTTTGATGAGTTTCTTGCAGAACGTGGTTACAGTCCTGATGAATATGAAATCGTGGGAACACCGCGCACCTCTCAATGGCAGCGATGGGATGGGCTCTGGCTGACCGCATATCGGTTTCACTTTCGAAGAAAAGTGACGGATATTGATTTGCCGACTCTTTATGCTCAAGCGAAGCGAACGAAACCTAAGAAACCGAAACCAAAACCCTCGGATAGGGTGTTTGTTATCTGCCCTGCTGACTTTCAAATTGGTAAGGGTGGCAGTCGTGGAGGGCACGAGGAAAGCATTGCAAGGATTCACGCCGCTTATGAACGTATTGAAACTCAACTAAAAACGGGTGACTTTCAACACATAATCATTTTGGATATGGGTGATGTTGTTGAGGGTGTCCAGAATAAAGCCGATATGGATCAAATTTCCAGTAATACTTTGTCACCGATGCAGCAGGTTGATTTGGCTAGTGCCCTGTTGTGGGATTTGATCAAACTTGCTTCACGATATGCACCGATAACTTATGGCTCGGTGGCATCGAATCATTGTCAGTTTAGGGTTCAGAAACAACGGGTGGGAAGCCCTGGGGTTGATGATTGGGGGATTGTCATATTGCAACAGCTCAGACGCTTAGCAACTGAGGTTGGTTTACCTGTTGAAAGATGGATAGTTCCCCAACCTGACGATGAAGGATTCGCGTTTGACGTTTTCAATGATGGCTCACATATCCTCGGTGCGATTCACGGTCATCAAGTGCCAAGACCTGATGCGTTTCAATCTTTCTGGACAAAATCGGTATTCAAAGATTCATATCTTGCAGCAACAACTCTCATGGTGACGGGACATTTTCATCACCATAGGGTCGAACAGTTTTCGGGAACGCAAGGCAATGAAAGATGGTGGATACAAGCAAGCACGATGGATAACGGATCAGATTGGTATTCGAGGACACAAGGCGCAGGTGGTGATTCAACTCCAGCCATCACATGCTTTACCCTAGAGAAAGGGAAACCGTTTCGGGGGAAGGTTGAGCTACTGTGAAAAATAAAGATGAACGGGACTTCCAGAACATCATCAAAGCGCATAAGAGTAGAGACCTGCCCTATGTGGAAGTACAGACAGACCAGTTTCGGGGTGTGGCTAAAAACTTCTATAGCTTGCCCACCACTATCCTTCTAGACCTGCGAGCAGCTCAGTACAGTAATGACGGTAGCGACTTGCTCATTCTGTCTGAGGCAGCAGAGTTCGCGTTCAGCCCAGAAGACTTCCAAAGACTACAAGCTCTAGGGATCGGTGATTTTCTTACTGTCCTCCAGGCTTGGATAAACTACAACCAATGACCGGCTTCAACAAGCCTTGTATAAACTGCGGTGTCTTATCCCGTAAATACAAATGTGACGATTGCCACAAGGCCAGTGAACGGATACGCGATAGAAAGCGCGATGCTGACCCTTCCCGAAAACTCAAGAAGGCCACCCTATACAATTCTCAATATCGCAAACGCAGAAACTTATTAGTATCCCTGGGGGGTATCTGCTACCTGTGTGGGGAGGTCGTACTACCAGGCACAGGTCAAGCAGACCATCTGACACCATCCGACATGGATTCACCATTAGCAATAACTCATTCATTTTGTAATCAATCAAGGGGTAACAAACCGTTACAAACATAGGGGTAGCCATGAGGATTGCGAACACCACACCACCACACCACTACCCCACCACCACATAGGCAAGTATTTTTCATAACAACAACACGACCTATACGCCACATCCCCACCTTAGGCACCCCCCACCCCCCCCACCGGCATCTATACAGACTGGGTCAAAACATCGATTTTGCTAGACAGAGCAC